ACACACAAGACACGCGCTAGATTCCCGCTCGCATCCTCCCAGGTGTCAGCGTCTCCCAACGCTTAGGCCCGATCCGGCTCGTCCCCGGATCGGGCCGCTTCTTTTTCAGGGCAGGAGCGCCAGGGCCTCGTCGGCCGAGAAGACGACTTCGGCGATGCAGCCGGCCTTGTGAGCGGCGGCCACGAAATTGCGCTGTTCCTTCGATGTCGCAACGCCTGGGGTTTTTGCCTCAATCCCGACGAACCGACCGTCGCCCGCCCAACCAACAATGTCCGACGAGCCGGTGCAGAGGCCGGCTATCAGCACGCGGGCCTGGCGCACGATCACGTCCCCCGGCATGACGCGAACCATTCTGGGCGCGTGAATCATCTCCGACTTCCCCACCCACCCCTTGCCCGTATTCTGGCGAAACAGCCGGTGCCCCCGCTCGCTCGCGCGCAGCAGGATCTCGTTGATGAGGTCGCGTTCCTGTTTCATGCCGTCTCCTTTTCGGGCCAGCGCACCGGCTGTCCGCGCGCCCGGCGGGCACGCCTCGCTCGTTCGTTTTTCCGTGCTTCGTTGAGGGCGAATCGGGCCCGCATCGCGCGCACGCGCAAGGCCTCGACCTCCGACGCGCGCCAGCCCATAACCCGGGCCACGCTGCCGACGCTGAGGCCGTCTGCCAGCATGTAGAGGACCATCCCGGTTTCTACCTGCGCAGATGCGCCTCGGCCCGTTTCTCGGCCACATAGTCCCGTTTTTGCTGTCGGATCGTCCACAGTTTCGCTCCCCAGGCTTCCGGCTTCGCATATCCGCGCTCACGTCCCAGCGCGACCAACTCGTCGACGGTTCGGCAACTGTGCTCCTGCTTCTGCCGGCTCCTGCGCAACTCAGCCGGATCGACCTCAACGAGTTCGCCGTCGCCAACGGTCAGGGCCTTGTGCACGGTCTCGGCGACCGGTTTCTCGGCGCCACATTCCGGGCACGCCTTCATCGCAGCGCGGTACGTGGCGAAACACGCCTTGCACACCGCGACCGCGACCTCGGCTTTCTGGTCGCCTTTCTTGCGGCCTTCCAGCGTCCAAGCGCGATCGTCGTCCGGCAAGCCGTGGGCCTCGATGTTTCCGGCGTGGTCGAGGATCACGGCGGCGGTCGGTTTCTTGCGCAGAGCGCGGCCTACCTGCTGCAGGTACAAAGCAAGCGATTTCGTAGGTCTCGCCAAGCCGACAGCCTCAACGGTCACGTCGCGGCCAGCCTGCGCGGCAAGATCAAAACCCTCTCCAATAAGGTCGACGCACGTCAGGACAAACGCCCGGCCCTCAGCCAGCGCCAGAGCTGCCGCCTTTCGCTCGTCCTCAGTCGAGTCGCCATCAAGATGAATAGCGGGCACGCCCGCTTCACAGAAAGCGGCAGCGACGTGCTTCGAATGCGGAATTGAGACGGTAAAGTATATCGCCCGCAGGCCTGATGCGTGCTTTTTGTAGTGACCGACCATGTCCCCGATAAGTGTCGGTTTGTCGACGGCTTCCTCCAATTCTTCGATCGAATAGTCTCCTCCCCTAGTTTTCACATCGCCTAATGCCGGCGACGACGGCGCAAACGCGCGGTAGCGCGAGAGATACCCCTGATCCATGAGCCACCCGACAGAGGGCCCCGGGATGAGCGTGCCATAAGGCGGGTTGAGCGGCTTTCCATCCAGGCGCTCTGGCGTGGCCGATAGGCCGACGACTTTCGCGCCGACACTCAGCGCCCATTCGATCACCTTGGCCCAACCGCCGGCCGCGCTGTGCTGCGCCTCGTCGATGAATACGACGGTTGGGAAGCAGCCGGCAGGAATGCGATTGAGGCGGTTCTTCAGGGTCTCAATCGCGCAGATTTGCACCGGCTGATATGGGTTGAATGGCCGCTTAGGCGCGATGACGCCGTGCTGAACGCCGATCCCGTAGAACGTCAGGCTCGTCTGGTGGACCAGAAACGAGCGGTGGCACACGAACCACGGCCTCCCGCCCTTCGCGAGCGCGCCCTTGACCATGATCGACGACATGACCGTCTTACCCGAGCCGGTCGGGCTCTGCAGGATCACGGCGTTGTGATGCTTCAGGGCTTGGCGGGTCGCGGCGATCAGGTCGTTTTGAAAAGCCCGGGCGTCAATCATCCGCAAAGACCTCGCAGGACTCTCCGCACCCCGTGTCTGTCTCGTGCTCGTATCCTTCAGAGGCCCCCGGAAAATTGCCGGCAAGGACGTCTGCCGTTGAGCGGTTGCCCCGGAAGAAATGACGTGGCCCATCATGAGATCCAGGGCCCGCATAGGGGTAAGCAGCTTCCATGCGCGCGTTAAATGCGAACCGCGACGGTTCCTCGTGGCGTATTATATCAAGCTTTTTGAAAGACTTTTTCCAGCATGTTTTGCAGTTACCACGATGCTCTGCAAGGTTGAGCCTAAAAGACTGCAGAGACCAAAAATTGCCAACGATCGGCTTAGTAATTTTCTTGTCAATTAATGGATATTCGATCCCGTCTTCTTTTCGGCGCGATGACATGCGGTCGAGCTCGTCGTATCTAATACCGATAGCAACGCGGTAATCGCCTTTCTTTAGACCGAGAGAACGAAGGTATGAATAGAATGGCCTCTGCTTAAGTTCGCGCGTGCAATGCGGGTAATGCTTATTAGGTATCCCAAACTTTTTAATAGCCTGCTCAAAAGGTTCTCCATTCCGAGAGGCGGACGCGAAGTCGACCACCCGATGTTGAGTGCCCTTGCCAGCCTCGTGAATAACGACAGCTTCAAGCCAAACAAGGTTTAACCCGAACTCCCTATCGCATTTATCTGCAAACTGAAGCGTTTCTTCGTCTTCTTCTCCGGTGTTCATAAGAACAAATATAACGCGATCATACCCCATGTCTTTGTAATCACGCTTGCATATACAAGCCATCATACCAGACGTGGCGCCACCACTAAAGCTCACTACTAACGTCGCCATCACGCGCCTCCCAACGCTCTACGCACCACCTCAACATCCACCCCGGCCCGCGCCGCGCCGGCCAAGATTTCCTCGTGCCGCGTCGCCGGGATAACGTCCCGCCAGCGGTAGTACGTTACCGGATCGATCCCCACGGCCCGGCAGAACGGGCGGATTCCGCCAAACGGCCCGACCACCGCGGCGTGCGCGACGGCGTGGACTGGGCGCGCTTCTGGCGGCGTCGAGCGCACCCATTTCTGATAGTGCCCGCAGCACATACCGCGCAGATAAACGGGCTTGTCACAGCCCTCAACGGAACACGTCATTCGCATATCCTCCTACACCCCTGATAAATCGCTGTTGACACCGCGTCAACGGCTGATTAGACCAGCGATGGGAACGCAAACAGGGACGAGCAAATGACACCGGCACAAATTATCGCGGATTGCGACGAGCACGATCTGCACATCACGATTGGCCGAATTCCCGGCACGGGCGCCAACAAGTGGGCCGTCCGCATCGGGTCGGACCTGCGCAAGATGCGCCTCGCGGCCACGTTCGACGCTGCCGTGCTGGCGGCTTGGGCGGCTTACACGAACAGCGAGGTTGCGTGATGTGGATCGCCTCGCTGCCCTTGTGGCTTGTCGCATTCATCGTGCTGGCGTTCTCATGGCACGTAGCCGTTGATAGCGGAGAATGCTCCAAGAAGGGCGACAAGGAAGGGGCCGCCCTGGCGATCCTGATCCTAGTCGTGGCGCTGGTTATCGCGGCACTCGTCATCGCCGCTGCTGTCTACGTCGGGAGGCTCTGATGGCCCCTCGCTTCCACCCCGACCTCATCCAAGGCACCGACGAATGGCTGGCGGCACGCTGCGGCCTGCTGACGGCCTCGGAAATGTCGCTGATCGTGACGCCGACGCTGAAGGTGGCGAAGAACGAAAAGGAGCGCGCGCATCTATACGAGCTTCTGGCGCAGCGCCTGACGCGCTACGTCGAGCCGCGCTACATCAGCGACGACATGCTGCGCGGGCATCAGGACGAGTTGATCGCCCTGGCGCTCTACGATCAGCACTACGCCGAGACTGAGCGGACCGGCTTCATCACGAATGACAAATGGGGCTTCACGATCGGCTATTCGCCGGACGCGCTCGTCGGCACCGAGGGTCTGGTTGAGGCGAAGTCCCGCCGTCAGAAATACCAGGTCGAAACGTTCGTCGTGAACGTGTTCGAGAACACGATCCCGGCAGAGTTCATGCTGCAGATCCAGACCGGCCTGCTCGTGTCGGAGCGCAAGTGGTGCGACCTGATCTCTTATTCTGCCGGCCTGCCCATGGCCGTCATCCGAACCTATCCGGACCCCGCCACTCAATCCGCAATC